GACAGCGGCAGCGGGACCTTCACCGCGCGGGCGACCGTGCGCATCACAGGCTACGTGCACGAGATCTTCGAGCCGGCGCGCGGGCCTTCGCTCAGCGGCATCAACCTCTACGTCGACAGCATCAACATCTTCGACCCGAACGGCGACTTCACAGGCCAGGAGCCGTTCACCGTCGCATCCGCGCCACGCACGGCGGGACCGGACGGCCGTCCCGAGATCGTGGCCAAAATCGACACCCCCTCTTAAGGAGACAACGACATGACAGACATCGGTTTCAACTACGTTCCCGCCAACCAGCGCGTCCCGGGCATCTATCCCGAGGTCGAGGGCGACATCCCCGGCCAGCCGCCGCAGTGGACGCTGATGATCGGCCAGACCATCACGCCGCAGGCGCAGGTCCCGATCAAGATCAGCTCGGTCGCGGCCGCGGTGCGCCGCTTCGGCGCGGGCTCCATGCTGGGCTCCATGGTCGAGCGCTATCTCGCCTCCGATCCGAACGGCACGCTCTGGGTCCTGCCGATGCAGGATTTCGGCACGCAGAACGTCAGCGTCGCCGTGACCAGCGGCAGCCCCACCGTCTCCAACCTGCCGACCAACACCGTCAACGGCATGACGATCTCCGGCTCGGGCTCGACCATCGCCAACAACGCCACGCTGCTGAACTACAATTCCAGCAACGGCACGGCGACGCTCGTCGTTCCCGCCAATTTCACGGGATCCACGGGCAGCGTCTCGGCGACCATCAACGGCACGATCAGCGCCTCGATCGGCGCGACCGCGAGCAGCGCCGCGATCACCGGCCTTCCGGCCAACCTGACCGCGGGCATGACCATCACCGGCACCGGCGTTCCCACCGGCGCCATGCTGTCGAACTATAACGCGCTCGCCGGCACCGGCACGCTCGTCGTCGCCTCCAACGCGACGGCGACGAATGCGAGCTACGCCGTCGTGCTCGGCATCTCCGGCAACACGATGAAGGCGACCGGCTCGATCAATTTCGGCAGCGCCAGCCACACGCCCACCGAGGACGGCGTACTCTATATCTACATCGCCGGCCGTCTCGTCGCGGTGCCGGTGTCGCAAGGCACGCCGGTCGCGACCATCGCCGCGAACGTGGCGTCCGCGATCAACGGCTATTTCGACGCCAACGATCTCGGCCTGAAGACCAAGCAGCGCAACTTCCTCGGCGTCTCGATGCCGGTGTCGGCGTCGGCGACGACCGTGGGCAGCAACAACGTCGTGATCCTGACGGCGAACCATGTCGGCTATGTCGGCAACACGATCGACATCCAGCTCAACTACTACGGCACCGCCGGCCAGCAGGAAATCCCGGCCGGCATGAGCATTGCCGTGACGGCGATGAGCGGCGGCGCGCTCGATCCGCTCACCAACGGCCTCGACGCGGTGCTCGGCGACACCCAGTACGACTTCATCGTCCATCCCTACACGACGACGACGGCGCTCGACGACTTCCAGACGCTGATGTCGGATTCGACGGGCCGCTGGTCGCCGCTGCGCAAGGTCTACGGCCACGTCTTCACCGCCGTGAACTTCGCCGGCAACGGCTCGAACGCGACGAGCTTCGGCACGCTGCGCAACGACCGCCATATGACGATCGTGTGCTACGAGAACGGCTCGCCGTCTCCGGGCTACGACGTCGCGTCGTCCTATTGCGGCGCGTTCGCCGCCAGCTCGCGCATCGACCCGGCGCGCCCGACGCAGTCGCTGCGCGTCGTCGACATCCTGGCGCCGCACCGCCACGACCGCTTCAGCAACGCGACGCGTCAGACGCTGCTCGGCACGGGCCTGGCGCTGATGGACTACAACCCCGACTACACCTGCAACATCCTGCGCGCGGTCACGACCTATCAGCTCGACGACAACGGCACGCCGGACATCGCCTATCGCGACACCGAGACGCTCTACACGCTCATGGCCGTCGTGCGTCAGCTGACGGCGGATTGGGGCGCGGCCTTCCCGCGCGCCAAGATCCTGGACGACGACACCGCGTTCGGGCCCGGCAACACCTTCACCGCCGGCCTTCCCGACCAGGCGGTGGTGACGATCAAGAGCGGCAAGGCCGTCATCGTCGCGTCCTACTCGCGCATGGCGACCGGCTCGGGCCAGTCGGTGTGGCTGACGGATGTGGATACGTTCAAGCAGAACCTCGTCCTCCAGCGCAACTCGTCGGACCCGACGCGCATGGATGCGCTGCTGCCGATCGTGCTCGCCTCCGGTCTGCGCGTCACCGCGATGAAGGTCGACTTCGCGCTTCAGGCCAACTCGTAAGCCTCATCCCCAATCTTTCCAGCAAGGCGGAAAAGTCCGCCGACAAAGGAGTGAAACATGGCCGGACAACGTCTTGGCGGTACGCTTTTCCTCATGATCAACGGCGTCCAGTACCCCGCGCGCGGGGCCTGGGACTACACGCCCACCTTAAGCGAGCGCGCCGGCATCGCCGGACAGGACGGCGTGCACGGCTACATCGAGAGGCCGCGCGTACCCTCGATCAAGGGCGAGGTGTCGGATTTCGGCGGCATCTCCATCCAGTCGCTGCAGCAATCGCCCATCACGGTGGCGACGCTGTCGCTCGCCAACGGCAAGGTCGTCATGGGCTATGACGGCTGGGTCAAGGGCGCCGTCACCTCGACGACCGAGGACGGCAAGTACGGACTCGAGATCGAGTTCACGCGCGTGATCGAGCAGCCGTCCAGCTGATCGCGTCTTTTTCCCTAAGCCGGCGTCCCACTTAAGGAGAAACAAATGGATACCGTAACGCTCGTCCTTGCCCAGCCTGTCGCTGCGCACGGCAAGGACATCGCCACGCTCACCTTCAAGAAGCCCAACGGAGCCACCATCCGCCGCTGCGGCGCGCCGACCAAGATCCAGCGCGCCGAGAGCGGCGAGGCGGTGATGCTCCTCGATATGGATTCGTACGGCCGCTACATCAGCGAGTGCGCGCAGATCCCCATGCCCTCGGTCGATGCGCTCTCGGCCGAGGATTTTTTTGCGTGCGTCGGGGTGATCGACGGTTTTTTCGGACAGTCGAAGACCCCGGAAAAGCCTGGGACGGAAACGAGCTCCTAGAGCAGTACCACGCGCTCGCGCTCGTCTATCACGACCTGTCGGTGTTCGACTGGCCGTTCGCCGAGGTGGAACGGGCCGTTCCCGTGATCAACCGCATCATGGACCGCTGGAACGGGGAAAGGACGTGACATGGCCACCTCCGACGCCACCACGCCGCCGGCCGCGCCTGAACGGCCGCCCGTGAAACGGCAACCGCCTCCCGCCAAGCATCAGCCCTCGTTCCTCGAGCAGATGTTCGATCTGATCGGCGAGATTCCGGCGGGTCTCGCCAAGGTCACCGGCGGCATCGTTCCCGCGCATGCAACCGCGCAGGTTCTTCACGCCACGGTGCTGCCGGCCGCGACGGGCGCCATCGGGGTCGCGAACAAAGCCCGGAACGCCTACGACAAAGGGGTCAAATGGTGGGACGACCTCACCGGGAAAAAAGATCCGCCGAAGAAAGGCCTCTTCGATCAAGCCGTGTGGTGGGGGCACTGGGCATACGAAAAGGCCTCGGATTTCCTGGACAAGCGAGGCATGGCCCAGGAGGCGAGGGAGAAAGTCGAAAAATACTGGCGGCCGGTGAAGCAGTTTCTGAAGCTTCATTTCCCGTGGACGAAGACGATCTACCGCGATTGGGTGCCGGCGGTGAGGAGGTTTGCTCGCGCGCCCGTCCGCTGGACGAAGGATTTTTTGAAGGCCCATTCCCCGGCAACCTGGCGCGTGGGCAAAGCCATCGCGGGTTCCGTGAGCGGGGCCCTGGACCACGTGTCGCATCTCTTCGACAAGTGGATCGGCCCTTTCTTGGTCGGCAACGACGTCAAGGACCTCTGGGACGACGTCAGCGAGAGAAAAGGCTGGAAGACGTTCGGCACCGACCTCGCCAGGACGGGATGGGATTGGTACTCCACGGCCAAGGCATGGGGCGCGACGAAGCCTTTCCGGTGGTTGGGCACCGCGGCCCGTTTCGTCGGGGGGGAAATCCTGCTGCCCGTGGCGGAAGGCGTCGGCGCGTTCCTGGGTGGCGATGCGCTTCTCGGAGCCGCGGCCATCGCCGCCATCGCGGCCGCGGCGTACGGAACCTACTACGCGATCAAGCATCCGAAAGAGACCAAGGAATTCGCTTACAACGTGCTCACCGATCTGTTCGGAGACGCGAAGCTCAAGGCGCAGAGCGGCTGGCATCCCATCGCCGACGCGACGGCGCTGGGATTGCGCGCGGCCAAGGATACGGTCACGGTCAATCCGTTGGCGCTTTGGAACGACGCCGGAGATCTGCTCGATCTCGCCTTCACCAAGCGCGCGCCCGGCCAGCGCGATCATCCGCTCAAGCAGGATTGGGCCCAGCTCGGCGCCGACGCGGTCGCCGGTCTTGTGTCTCCGCTCCCGCAGCCCGCCAAGCCCACGCCGGGCCGCGACTGGCTGCGCAAAGCTCTACCTTATCTCACGGTGAACCCGCGCCATCCCACCGTCACGCCGCTCGGTCCGATGGGAGCGGAGAGCCCCGGCTTGTTCGACAAGCTGCAGGAGTGGATGGGCCTCACGAACCCTAGCGCGCCGGCGCCAAAAATGCAGGTGCCGCCGGCGTTGATGGTGATGGCGCCGCCGGCTGGGCGCCGCAAGCCGGAGCCGGCCCCGTTTTCGAAGCTCACCGTATCGCGCCGTGCGCCACCGCCGCTCAGGAAAGCCGCGCCGCCGGGCACCGGTTGGTACAACGGCCTGGGATCGGCTTGGAGCGCGATCGCCCCGGCGGGCCCTTCCGATCCGCAAGCCGACATCCACAGCCCGGCGCCGCTGCCGCGCCACACGCTTCACATGCATGTGCCGCCGCCGCGCGGCGCAACCCATCTGCACGCGCCTGCTCCGGTGCGCGCGCCGCGGCCGGCTTCGCGCGCCGCCGCCAACGTCTCCGACAGGACCGAGGCCGAAATCCAGGTGCGCTTCGACAACCTGCCGTTCCGTCCGCGCGCCAGTTCCGGCGCCGGCGCGTCCGCGTTCCCGTTCGATACCGGCGCGCAATTCGCGCTCTGAGGAACGCAAAGAAAAACTCCGCCCGCCGATCGCAACACCGTAGCGGTGAAAGGACGCGACATGGCCTCCGCCATCGCCATGACGCCGCCGAACGCGCTCCCGAGCCTGCCCGATACCATTTTGCGCACCTGGTTCAGCCAGGGCTGGGGCCGGGATCTGGGACTGTGGAATTTATACGCGAGTGCTTCGACCCCCAGCACGCCGGCGGCTGCCCACGCGCCAGCGACCCGCGCGCCCGTTGCCCGTGTGCCCGTGGCGCGAGCGCATGTGCCGCCTTCGGTGCGCGCGCCCCAGTCGCGCGCGCAAGCCGCCGCTCAAGCTCCCGCCAGGAAGCCGGGAAAGATCGGCGTTCGGTTCGTGAACATGCCGGATGCGCGCGTCAGTACCCGCGCCACCGGCACCGCGTTCCATCTCGACACGAGCAAGGGCACGAAAAGCGATAGCGCCGCGTCCTGGGCGAAGAGGTTTTCCAACGGCGGTGCGCCGCTGCCCGTGGATGACGGTACCGTCTGCAGAGTGCCGGACATCTACGCCCATGCCGCGGGCAACCCGCTTCTCGACAGCACCGGTTTCGGCGGCAACAACCTCAAAGGCCTGCCGCAGGTCCCGCCAGGCCCGGCCGGCCGCAAGATCACGGTGCGCCCCGCCGCACCGAAGCCCAAGCTGCCGCCGATACAGCGCGCCGTCCCCGTGGCCGCGCCCGTGCAGGACCACCCGAGCTGGCTGGGCAATATCTGGCACGGCGTGGAATTCGGCGCCGGCATGCTCTGGGGCTTCGCCAAGGAAACCGTGTCGACGGCGGTCGACGTGGCCGGCGCGGCCGTCAACCTGACGGTTGGAGCGCCCATAGCGCTCGTGTCGGATATCATCGGCGAAGAGCCGCCGAGCTACATCCCAAACGCAAACCGCGTTCTCAGGCCTCTCGGCGCCCTTGCCAAATTGGGATGGCAATACGCGACATCGGGCCATGCCCATCCGCTCACGGATCTCAAGAACTGGGCGTGGAACGGCATCCAGCAAGACGTCATCGACAAGTGGAACCGGGGCGAATATTTCGGAGCCGGCGAAAACGTAGGCGCCTTCACATCCGATGTCGTGACGACGGTCGCGACGATACCCGAAGGCGGCGAAGCTGCCGTCGTCAACGTCTTGCGCGCCTCGAGACTCGCCGTCAACGCCATGCGCGCGGCGAAAGCCGCCAAAAAATTGAGCCGTCTGGCGAAAGACGTGAAGGATGTGCCGCATCCGCACGAGCCACCACACGAGACCGCGCCAAAATCACCGGCCGAGCCATCCGAACCGCAGGTCAAGAGCGGAGACGCGGAGCACCCCACAACTCCTTCCAAGCCCGAAAAGCCGGCTTCGCCGAAGGATGCGCCACACGACCCTGATTCCCATGAAGCCAAATGGGATAAGCTGCACAAGGAGGTCGAAGAGAAATTCAAGACGCCGGATGAGATTCCGCCACGTCATCCCAAGAGGCCCTTCCGCGTCCTTTCGTCTGAATCTCGAAAGATCAGCGAGTACGAAGCCGAAACGTTGAAGCGGTTGCAGGAAAAGTTTCCCGAATTGGATTTCAAGAAAGCCAAGCACGAAGGTTCCGAATATGTCGACAAGTCCAATCGGCACTTCGATCAGGAAGGAGGAGGGCCGGAGGCGGCCAAGCGTTTCGGAGACGGGAAGAGTTACTTCGAGTCGATCAGAAAACACCTAGTCAAGGTTAATCACTACACCGTTCTCGACTTGACCTATTATTCGCCGAAGCAGATTGCCGCCATCAAGAAACACATCCTCAGCCTTCCCGCCGAGGACCAGGTCAAGCTCTATGTGATAGGTGACAAATGATGATCATCGTCTTCCCGGACGGCAGCGATTGGGATCGGGCGAATTGGGTATTTCGCCGGTTCGCCGAGGACATTCTGGAGACGGTGCCCGACGACCCCGAGCTGAGAGAGGAGCTCGAGAAGGCGCAGGCCTTCGGCACGCTTTTCCTGGACAAGATGGAGCCCGATCTTCAGCGCCGCGTGATGGAGATCATGAAGGACGTCGCGATGCTGACGATGGCTGAGGCCCGAAAATGGATGGTCGACCAGCGCGGCGACGAGGTGGTCCTGCAATATGTCAGCTCCATCCTGGAGCTTCTGAATATGCTGGAACTGCATACATCGTGAGCCTCGCCGCGATCGTCTTCGTCTAGCGCGCCCACAAACGGGAAAGGATGTGACATGGCTTCCGCCACCGCCATGACGCCTCCGAAGAGTTGGGGGCAGTTCGGCTGGAACCTCCTGGACAACGCGCTTCCCGCGGTGATCCCCGGCGGCGGCAATCTGATCGCGCTCGCGGGCCGGATCGCGCAGGCGGGCTTCGCAGGTACTGCGCCCGTGCATTCGCCGCATCCGGCGTCGCAAGCGGCGGGCGGCGGCAACCTCGCGACCAAGAGTCAATCCGAGATCAGCGTGCGGTTCAAGAACATGCCGCCGGGCGCGCGCGTCAGCACGCACGCCACCGGCGCCACGGTTCGCATCGATACCGGCAAGGGCATGCGGACGCAGGAACATGCCGACGCATCGGGGATGAATTTCGGCGGTGGAGGCACCGTCGACCTCGCCGGAGATTCGTTCGGCGGCGCGGCGAAGATCCTGGAGGGCGCGGACGCGGGCTTCAGCGACGCCTCGTTCGCGTCGCCCGCCGTCAACGGCATCTTCATGAGACAGACGGCCCTGGATAAACCGGGGGCGAAAATCCGGCTCGCGGACTCCGACTCCGGTTCGGTGCCGATTGCCGTCCCGCCGCCAGACGAAAAGCCCGAGGACGCGCTTGCCAGGCAGGAAGCGCCGATACCGTCCGAGGCCGTTCCAAAAGCGATCCTCGCGGATGAGAACTACAACGCGCTCGTGCAGAAGTACGGCCGCGACCGTGTCATGACGCCGTGGGCCGAGTTCGTGGAGCTTCGTAGGAGAGGCGTCAACGCGACGATCGATCCCACCCACACCCATGTCAGCGTCCTCGAGGACAGCAACGGCATCCCGTACACCGATAAGAGACCCGCGAAATCCGATGCGAAGCCCGTGGAGGTCGATTTCGCGGCGCTCTATCAATCGCTGGCTTACGACGCCAAGGGCGGCCCGAAAGCCGCCAAGGCCATCCAGCTTTTCTTCGACAAGCGGATAGCGATCATCCCGCAGAAGGGGGAGCCGGCGCAGAGGATCGGCAGCCTGCCCTACCGCAGCACGTTCTTCGATCCGGGCCACGTGGCGCCCTTGGAGGGCGAGAGCGATCCGAAGGTTGTCGATCTGAACGCCGGCGACCCGTTCGGAGGGCTCAACGCGATCTACTTCAATCCGCTGGCGGCCGCCGTGGACGGGCCCGACAAGGGCTTCATCTCGCCCGCGCTCACGCTCCTGCATGAAATCGGGCATGCCGTCGGGTTCGCGGTCTCGCCGCTGGGCGAATGGAAGATGAAAGTGGCGAAAGTGCCCACATCAGGACCGCTCAAGAGCAATTTCGAGTATGTGGATGAACAGCGCGTGGAGGCAGGGATCTCGAGCGCGGATGTGGAAGCGATGATGAAGGCCCGCGGAATGTCGCCCGCCGATATCGCCGCCGCGGAAGATGTTTTGAAGGACTTCCCGGAAGGAACCGGGCTGGAGAAAGAAGCCGCCGAAACCCTCGGCGAGTACGTGCGCCAAAGTCACTATGGCAGTTACAGGCTCGTCGACACTCCCCTGACCGCCGACACCAAGAAATAGGCATCGGTCTGGCTCGCCCCGAAATAAGGGCTAAGATGCGCGCGGAGGATTTTGGGCGGGTTCGATATGCATGCGTGTCGCCTGCGTTCCGTCGCGTTGGGAGCGGCAGCGGCCGTTCTCGCGACGCTGTTCGCGAGTGCCGCGCCGGCGCAAGACCTTCAGTGCGAAAAATGCTCGAGGATCACGACCCGGCAGTTTGAGCACGCGTTGACGGTGCTCCGGAACGTCCGGCCTTTGCGTGTGAAGATTTTTGCGTTTGAATTCCCGGATCCGCCCTTCGCTCTTCGGCTCCGCGCCGTCGAACATGGCTCGTTTTGCGAGCTCACCGACCCCAAAACGGTCGACGAGCTCGCCACGATGGTTTCCGGACTGAAACTGTCGCACGCCGAGCGCGCCCCCATCGATGCGGCCTTGGAGTTGAGATTTTACCGGCCCGGCCAGTCGTCGAAGCGGCCGCTGGTCGAGGCCTTTTTCGACATGAGCGTGTCCGGCGGAGACGCCATCGGCGGATCCGCCACGCCGGCGGTGATAAACGGCCGGTTGGCGATGGTCTATGCCAAGCAGGTGGAGAGCATCTTGTATCACGCGGGACAAATCTCGCAGCCTCCCGGCAACAAAGCGTGCAGCTCATACAAAGAGTATGACGATTGATGCGGGCGTAACGTTCGAGAACGCGCAGCATCTCGATCGCATGCAAGTCATGACCCCGGACGGATAGACGAGCCGAGCGAAGCGGGCGATCGATGCGCCGGCGCCGGTAAATTCGCGCATCTCAAACAAACGGAAAAGGCGATGGCCTGGAACGACTCCTTGCTCCCCGCGTCCTTTCGCGGCGTGCCCTTCTTCTATGAAGACACCAAGCGCAGCGGCGGGCGCAGGCTCGTCGAGCACGAGTTCCCGCAGCGCGACGATCCTTATGTGGAGGATCTCGGCCGCCGGAAGAAAGAGCACAAGATCACCGGCTATGTGATCGGCGACGATTACATCGAGCAGCGCGCGGCGCTCGAGACCGCGCTCGACGATTTCGATTCCGGCACGCTGATGCACCCCTATCGCGGCGCGCTGAAGGTCAATATCCGCACCTGGACGAGCCAGGAGATGCGCGACGAGGGGCGCATGGCGCGCTTCGATTTCGACTGCGTCGAAACCGGCAGCCAGCCTTCGCCGCTCGCCTCCGTCGCGACGGCGGACGACAGCTTGAACTCCTCCAACACCTCGCTCGATCAGCTCGTGCTCTCCTTCGACGGCGGCTGGATCGTGGGCGCGGGCGGCACGGTGGGGGCGGCATCGGATCTGCTCGACCAGCTCGGCGACGCGCTCGCGCCGCTGATCGCCTGGCCCGACATCGACACCGACGCGCTGATCCCGCTCATCGACGGCCTCGACCAGCTGGCGACGGACGCCGTCGCGGTCGCGACCGCGGTCACCGGATTCTTCTCCGGCTATTCCGACGCAGCGCTCGCCTCGCAGGTGCCGGCCGATCCGGCGGTGACGTCGCGCGGGCCGCAGCCGCTCGCCGATCCGAGCTATGGGCTCGCGGCGATGGCGGCATGGGGCACGACGCTGCCGCCGCCCGACGCCACGCAGTCCGGCCTCAATCAGCAGGCGCTCGTGGCGCTCGTCTCCGGCTCGGCCGTCACCGCGCTCGGCCGCATCTACGCCAAGACCGAATTCACCGCCCAGGAAGACGCCGACAACGCGCGCGACCAGCTCTCCGGCCTGATCGACGGGCTCGCCACGTCGGCTGCCGACGGCGGCGACGACCGCGGCTTCCTCACCTGGCAGTCCTACTATCAATCGGCGGTCGACGACCTGACCACGCGCGCCAAACAGGCGCCGTCGACGCTCACCTTCACGATGGGGACCGCGATGCCGGCGCTCGCGCTGGCGCAGCGCCTCTATCAGGATCCGTCGCGCGGCGACGAGCTCGTCGCGCGCAACGACGCGCCGCATCCCCTGTTCGTGCCGCCCGTCGTCCAGGCGCTGACGGCATGAGCGACGAGGTCAGGCTTCTCATCGGCGGCCAGGAATACACCGGCTGGAACGAGATCCGCATCTCGCGCTCGCTCAAGGAGTGCGCGTCGAGCTTCGACATCGCTGTCAGCGAGCGCTGGGCCGGGGTGGACGGCGGCGGCGCGTGGCAGATCAAGCCGTTCGACAAGGCGATGGTCTATATCGACGACGACATCGTGCTCACGGGCTATGTCGAGAGCTATCTGCCGTCCTACGAGGCGGCGGATCACAGCGTGCGCATCACCGGCCGCTCTCTCACCTGCGACCTCGTCGATTGCATGCCCGACGTCGGAAAGGGCCAGTTCAGCGGCTACAAGCTCGACGCCATCGCCAACACGATCTGCGGCTATTTCGGGATCAACGTGAAGGTCGAATGCGACGTCGGCGATCCTTTGACCGACGCGATGATCGAGAAGACGGAGACGGCGTTCTCCTTCCTCGAAAAGCTCGCGCGGCTGCGCTCGGTCCTGTTGACCGACGATGCGCAGGGCAATCTGGTGATCGCCCAGGCGGGCTCCAGCGGCAGCGCGAGCGCGCTCGTGCAGGGGCAGAACATCCTCGCCGCGAAGGCCACGCTTTCGGGCAATATGCGGTTCCGCGACTATGTCTGCCTGAGCCAGGCACCGGTGAGCCAGGACGGCAGCGACGCGCAGCTCCAGGTCAAGGGCACCGCGTCCGACGGCGGCTGTCCGCGCAACCGCCGCTTCGCCGAGATGAGCGAGCACCCCGCGACCCAGCCGCAGGCGGATGCGCGCGCGAAATGGCGCGCCAAGCACAATTTCGGATACTCGACCAAAGCCTCGATCACGGTCGCGGGATGGCGCCAGGCGAAACCTTCCGGCGGCCCCGGCGGCGCGCTTTGGGAGACCAACTATCTGGTCCCGGTGCACAGCCCGTTCCTGGCGATCGACCGCCAGCTTCTCGTCGGCAAGGTCGAGTTCCAGCTCGACGATCAGGGGGGGCGGCGCACCGTGGTCACGGTCGCGCCGCAGGACGCCTTCACGCCGGAACCCGGCGGCGGCGGCAGCACCGGCGACACCGCCGACAATTGGAACGATGGGCCCTGAGCATGCAAGCCGTCTTCGACCGCATGGCTGCGAGGGTGCGCAGCATGGTGACGCGCGGGCGCGTGATAAGCGCCGCGCTGAATCCGAAACGCCCGCTGGTGCAGCTCTCCGGCCTCGCGGACGAGGAGAAGACGCAAGTCGAGCTCTTCATGCCGATGGGGATGAGCGTCTATCCGACCGGCAATGAGGATCTCGTGCTTCTGCAGGTCGGCGGCTCGCGCTCGCACGTGGTGGCGCTGTTCGCCGACAACCCGGCGCTGCGCATCAAGGACCTTCAGCCCGGCGAGTTCGGCCATCGCGACACCAACGGCCAGCAGATCGTCTTCCGTCAGGATCATCTCGAGATCACATCGCCGCTGAAGATGACGATCAACGTCACCGGCGACGTCGACATCACGGTCGGCGGCAAGGTCACCGGCAGCGCGGCGTCGTGGGACCTGACGGGCGATCTCACCGTCCATAACGGCGACATCCTGGCCAAGGACGGCCAGGTGTCGGACTCCACGAGGTCGATGTCCGCCGATCGCGGCCTCTACAACCAGCACGTCCACGGCAGCTCCTCCACTCCGAAGCCACAAGAATGAGCGACATCGCAAGCTTCATCTCCCAGGACCCGAAGACGGGCGCCTCCTATATCGACTGGCTCGTCGACGGGCCGGACCTGGCCAGCGAAGACGGGCTCGCCACGGCGGTGCTCATCTCGCTGTTCACCGACCGGCTCGCCGACGCCGACGACAGGATTCCGGACGCGGCACCGACGGCGAGCAAGGGCCCGGCCGACCGCCGCGGCTGGTGGGGCGACACGCCCGCCGATCCGACGCAGCAGGTGGGACCGTCGTCCCTGACCGGTTCGCGCTTCTGGCTGCGCGCCGGCTGGCCCGCCAACGAGCGCACCGCGCGCCAGATCGAGCTCGACGCGCGCGAGGCGCTGCAATGGATGGTCGACGCGAACGTCGCCCAGAGCATCGACGTGGAGACCTCATGGTGCGCGCGCGACGTGGTCGCGCTGCGCGTCGCCATCGCGCAGCGCGGCGCCCACGGCAAGCCCGAGCTTTTCGAGTTCGATTATGTGTGGAGTCCGACGATGGTGAACGCGGGCGCCGCGGCGCAGATGCCGCCCGCCGAGTCCGGCATCCTGCTCGAGACGCAGGTGCCCGGCGCGCCTTCGTATCTGACGACGGAATACGACAGCCTCCTGATCGACGAATAGGCCATGACCGGTATCGCCATCAGTGCCCTTCCGGGAGCGGTCGTGCCGCTGTCCGGCGATCGTCTCGGCTGCGTCGCGCCCTGCGTGCAGAACGGGGTGAACGCCCAGGTGCCGGCCGCCGCGTTCGCCGTGCCCATTGCGAGCGTGACGCCGCCCACGGCGCTTGGCCAGTTCCAGACCTGGATCGACCAGTCGACGTCGCCGCCCGCTCTGCGCATGTATGTCGACACCGTGTGGACGGCGCTCTACACGCTGGGCTCCGACGGCACGCTCACGACACGCGCGGCGCTGGCGCTGCCCGCCGATCCCACGGCCTCGCAGCAGGTCGCGACCAAGAATTATGTCGACACGCGCCCCGGCGCGGCCGGCAGCATGATCTTCCGCGGTACCGTCGATTGCTCGGGCGCGCCGAACTATCCCGCGGCGAGCGAGGGCGACGTCTATATCGTGAGCGCGCCCGGCAAGATCGGCGGCGCGTCCGGCCTCAATGCCGGCACCGCGGCGCTCTTGTTGTGCATCGCCGCAAGCAGCGCGTCCGGCACGCAAGCCGCCGTGGGCGCGAACTGGACGATCGTCCAGGGGCACAATACCGGCCTCGTGCTCAATCCGGCGTCCGCGGCGAACGGCAGCCTCGCGCTGTTCAGCGGCAGCTCGGGACGGCAGATCGCATCCGGCGGCACCGTGCTCGACACCGACCCGACGATGGCCGCCAACAGCGACACATGCATTCCCTCGCAGAAGGCGGTCAAGGCGCAGCTCGGCGGCAAGCCGCTCGGCAGCGGCACGCCGGCTCAGGGAAATCTTCTCGCCTGGGACAACACGGCGGCGAGCTTCCGCTCCGCGCGCTGCGACGGGCGCAATCTTCTGGTGAATTCCTCGTTCGATCTTTGGGAAGAAACCACCTCCTACACGTTCGGTCCGACGACGGCGAACACGCACATCGCGGATTTCTGGAAGGTCGGAGGCGCGACCAGCACAGGCTCGCTCAGGACCGCCAGGCACGTGAACGGATTTTCGGGCGCGCGCGGCGCGGTTCAAATCCTGCGCGCTCCCGGTTCTCTCGACACCAACAACGTGCGCCTCTGCCAGCAATTCGGCAGCGCGGAAGCGCTGTTCATGCAGGGCAAGCCGCTGACCTTGTCCTTCGACGTCCTCATCGGCGCGAATTTCACGGGCGCCGGCATCCAGGCCGGGCTCACCTTCGGCACCGGAGTCGACGAAGTCCTCGCGCTTTCGCCGGGACGCACCAACGGCAATGTCTTCCCGACCGGTTCCGGATCGACCTTGCCCGATGCGTTCGGCCAGAACTCCCTGGCGCTGCTCTATCCCAACACGCTCACCGCGCAGCTTCCGCCGCCCGGCTTCGCCGGGCATCTCGTCAACCAGACCGTGACCATTCCCGCGAACTGGTCCTTCCGGCCGGTCACCGAGGCGGCGCTGGTGTTCGACATCGGTCCGTTCTTCGGCCAGGCCGGCGCGGACGACAGCATCTCCATCACCAACGTCAAGCTCGAGGTCGGCAACGTCTCCACGCCGTATCTGAGGCCCTGGCCGGAAGAGGAGCAGCAGCGCTGCCAGAGCCGCTATCGCAAGAGCTTCCAGCGCGGCGCGCAGCCCCGCAACGGCGTCGGGCTCAATACCGGCGAGCATCGCGCGCCCGCAGTGGTGGCCGGGACGGCCGCGCAATCGATGGGCACGGTGCGCTTTCCCCCGATGCGCGTGGCGCCGACGGTATCGCTGTACAGCCCGTTCCCGGGCGACAAGACGTTCTTCGCGCGCGATCTCACGGCGGGCGATTGCACGTCGACTGTGGCGCAGAAGATCACCGAGACCGGCTTCGAGATCGTGGCAAGCGGCCACGCAGCGACGGCGGTCGGAAACACGCTCGCCGTGCATTGGGTCGCCGACGCGCGGCTTTGAGAATTCCTCCCGAACCAGGAACAGGCAATGACCGACAGTACAATCACCGCAATGCCGCCCGCGGCGCTGCCGCTCGAGAACGAGGCGGTGCCTTGCGTGCAGAACGGCAGCAACGTGCAGGCCCCGGCCGCCGCTTTCGGCATTCCGGTCATGTCGACCTCGGCGCCGACGCCGCTGGCGGAGTTCCAGACCTGGATCCAGGACCACGACGGCGGCCCGACGCTGAACATGTACATCGCCGGCAACTGGGTGCCGCTCTATACCTTCGCGCCCGACGGCACGCTCGCCATGGCGATGCCGCTCACGCTCCAGGCCGATCCGGCCGAGGACAGCCAGGCCGCCACCAAGCACTATGTCGACACCAGGCCCGCCGCGACCGGCACGCTGGTCTTCAAGAACACGATCTCGTGCAGCGGCAATCCGAACTATCCCGCCGCCAACCAGGGCGACCTCTATGTCGTCAGCGCGGCCGGCAAGATCGGCGGCGCTTCGGGCGTCGCGGTCGAGGTCGGCGACACGCTTCTCTGTCTCGTCAACAGCACCGCGTCGGGCGACCAGACGACGGCCGGCGGCAACTGGGTCATCGGGCAGGGCAACATCGTCGACGCGGTTTCGGGACCCACCAGCGCCGGCGACGGCAATTTCGTGCTCTTCGACGGCACCAGCGGATTGCTCGTCAAGGACGGCGGGCTCGTCCTCGACACCGACGTCACGATGGCGGCCAACAGCGACGCGCGCATTCCCTCGCAGAAAGCGGTCAAGGGGCAGATCGGGGGCCGGGCACTCAGCAGCGACGCGCTTACCCAGGGCCAGGGCTGGATCTGGGACGGCGTCACCTCGACGTTCCGCGCGCGCAATTTCGAAGGCCAGAACCTGCTCGTCAATTCCGCTTTCGACATCTGGCAGGAGAACACGAGCTACACGATCTCGACCTCGGTGGGAAAAACCCACATCGCCGATTTCTGGAAAGCCGCGTCGGGCACCGCCGCGACGCGCACGGTCTCGCAGACTTCCGGCATCCGCGGCTCGATGTGGTGCGTCAAGCTCGCGCGCGTCGCCGGCTCGACGGACACCGACGCCTACTGCCTGGCGCAGCAATTCGGCGCGCGGGAGTCGCAAAGCCTCGTCGGTCAGACGGTGACGATATCGTTCGACGTCAAGGCGGGCGCCAATCTGCCCAGCCCGCTCGCGCTCTACGCCCAGATGTTCTGGGGCAAGGGCGCGAACGAGGACGTGTTCGGCAATCCCTCCTCGCCGGGCTTCGCCACGAGCGGCGGCTCGGTCTCTTCGCTGGATCTGTCGGGCCAGATGGTTTCGGGGTCGGTGGCGCGCGTCGTTTCCGCGCCGCTCACCGTATCGAGCGACGCTTTGATAACCCAGGTCGCGATGGCCATCTCGACCGGCGCCTATCCCTCCGGCACGGCCGGCGCCGACGACAGTTTGAGCATCGCCAATGTGAAGCTCGAGCTCGGTAACGTCGCGACGCCTTATATCAAGCCCGACGCCGCCGACGAACTCAGGCGCTGCCAGACGCGCTACAGCAAGACCTTCGCGCTGGCGACGGCGCCGGTGAACGGCGCAGGCGCGGGCACCGGCGAGCATCGCGCGGCGGCGGTCCTGTCCGGCGCGCACGCGCAGAGCCTCGGCACGCTGCGCTGGACGACGATGCTCTCGCCGCCGACGGTCACGCTGTTCAATCCGTACGGCGGCGGCGCGTCGGGGCAGGCGCGCGATCTGACCGGGAACCTCGATTGCTCTTCGACTGCGGCGCAGAACGTCGTCGAGGGAAGCTGCGAGATCGTCACCACGGGCAACGCCTCGAGCGCGGCCGGCAACACGTTCGGCGTGCACGCCGTGATCGACTCCAGGCTCTGAGCCGCCACGTCATTCCATTCGAGAGATGATACATGACCGACAGCACGATCAGCGCCATGATCGCGGCCTCGCTTCCGCTCACCAGCGAAGCGGTGCCCTGCGTGCAGGGCTCGACGAACAAGCAGGCGCCGGCGGCGGCATTCGGCATTCCGATCGTGAGCGGCACCCAGCCGGCGGCGCTCGGCCAGTTCCAGACCTGGATCGACAATTCCCACGAGCCGGCGCGGCTGCTGATGTACATCAACACCAGCTGGGTCGAGCTCTACAAGATCGGCAGCGACGGCACGCTGACCATCACCAACGCCCTCCTGATGCCGGGCGATCCGGACGACGATCTGGAAGTCGCCACCAAGCAATATGTCGAGGACAATCTGTCGACGACGCCGGGCGCGCTGATCTTCCGCGGCATGATCGACTGCTCGACCTCCACGCCGCCCAACTATCCTGCGGCCAATCAGGGCGACTTCTACGTCGTCAGCGTCGCGGGAATGATCGGCGGCACGGCGGGCGCCAATGTGCTCGCCGGCGACACGCTGCTCTGCCGCGTCAACGGCACCGCGTCCGGCACCCAGAGCGGCGCCGGCCTCAACTGGGTGATCGGCCAGGGCAAGCTGCAGAACGCGGCGGCCGGACCGGCCACGGCGGTCGACGGCGATTTCGCGCAGTTCGACGGCACGACCGGCGCGCTCCTGAAGGACACGGGCCTGTCGTTCGACACCGATGGGACGATGGCGGCCAACAGCGACGCGCGCATCCCGTCGCAGAAAGCGGTCAAGGGACAGATCGGGGGCATGCCGATCTCCACCGATACGCTCGGACAAGGTCAGGTCTGGGCCTGGGACACGTCGACCGGCACGTTCCGGGCGAGCGGTTGCGAGGGGCGCAATCTGCTCGCCAATCCGTCCTTCGAGATCTGGCAGGAGACGAACCAGTACACGTTGAGCTCGTCGGTCAACAAAACCTTCATCGCCGATTTCTGGAAGGCGAGCGGCGGCAACACCGACGGGCGCACCGTCGCCGCGGTGGCGGCATCGTCGAGCACGCGCCCGGCGGTGAAGTTCGCGCGCCAATCGGGCTCCAGCGCGACGGTGCGTTTCCGCCTCGCGCAGCAATTCGAGACCAGCGAGGCCCTGTTCCTCGCCGGCAAGAACGTCACGGTGTCGTACGATTTCTTTTCCAGCACGGGCTGCCTGATGACGAGCGGCCCCTATGTGACGCTGTATTTCGGCACCGGGACCGACGAGGACATCGATCTGCGCGGTGCCACGCCGAACTTCCCCACCGGCGGCACCAACGAGACGAGCGCCTCGATGGGAGCGGGTCTGCACGGCGTTTGGCAGAGGCTCTACTCCGCCGCGTTCGCCATCCCGTCCAACACGACGGAGCTCGCCTTCGAGATCCACTCGGGCGATTACAGCGGCTCGGCCGGCAGCGACGACAGCTTCCAGATCGCCAATGTGAAGATGGAGATCGGCAGCATTCCCACGCCGTTCCGCAAGCCGGACTACGCGACGGAGCTGTTGCGCTGCCAGCGGCGCTACCAGAGCAGCTTCAATCCCGGCGACGCGCCGGCGGATGCGCTCGGCAGCGGCCGCGGCGAGTTCCTGTTCCGCCGCCTGTCGGCGGGAACGGCGTCGGAGGGCGTCTACATTCCTCTCGCCGTGCCGATGTACGGCCTGCCCGCCGTGACGCTCTACAATCCGGTCGGCGGAAGCCCTTCGGCCGGCCAGGCCCACAACTACACCCACACCGGCGAATGCTCCGCGAGCGCGGCCGATTTCATCAGCAATCACGGCTTCCGCTTCACCTGCAGCGGCAACAGCACCGGCGCCGCGGGCGACTGGCTGGGCGTGCACTACGTCGCTGACCGGCGCATCTGACGCAGCGCCTCCACTTCTGCTTCTTTCGGGACAAGACCGATGACCGATTCAACCATCACCGCACTCGATCCGGCGACGCTTCCGCTTTCGGACGAGATGCTGCCTTGCGTGCAGGACGGAGACAACCGGCGCGCACCCGCCGCGGCGCTCGGCATCCCGATCGCGAGCACCGAGGCGCCGGAGCCGCTCGCGCAGTACCAGACCTGGATCGACGAGAGCACGGCGCCGCCGACGCTGAACGTCTATATCGGATCGGCCTGGAAGCCGCTCTATGCGTTCGACACGACCGGCGCGATGACGTTCAGCCGGCCGGTCGGGCTGGCGGCGGGCGACGAGCTCGGCACCGCGCTGATTTTCCGCGGCGTGCTCGATTGCTCCACCGATCCGAACTATCTCGCGGGCGACCAGGGCGACTTCTACGTCGTCAGCGTTCCGGGCAAGATCGGCGGCGTCTCGGGCGTCGACGTCGAGACCGGCGATACGCTGCTGTGCATGGTCGACGGCACGGACGCGGGCACGCAGGCCGATGTCGGCGCGAACTGGACGATCGGGCAGGGCAATATCGACGGCGCGGTGACCGGCCCCGCCTCGGCGGCGGACGGGAACTTCGCGCTGTTCGACGGCACGTCCGGCAAGCTCATCGCGGACGGCGGGCTGTCGCTCGACACCGACGGGACGTTCCTCGCCAACAGCGATGCGAGCATTCCCTCGCAGAAAGCCGTGAAGACCTATGTCGACTCGGTGGCGCAGGGCTTGAGCATCAAGCCGAGCGTGAAGGCTGCGAGCACGGCGAGTCTCACTCATTCCGGCACGCAGACGATCGACGGCATCTCCTGCATCGCGGGCGACCGCGTGCTCGACAAGAACAATTCGAGCCCGGCGCTGAACGGCATCTGGATCGTGGCGAGCGGATCGTGGACGCGCGCCGCCGACATGGACAGCTGGGCCGAGATCCCCGGCGCGTTCTGCTTCGTCGAGCAAGGCACGACGAACGGCAACACGGGCTGGACCTGCACCTCCGCTCCGGGCGGCACGCTCGGGACGACGGCGATCACCTGGACGCAGTTCTCCGGCGCGGGGACGTACACGGCCGGCTTCGGGCTGTCGCTGACGGGAGGCCAGTTCTCCGCGTTGACGGGATCCAGCGGCACGCAGGCGTGGAGCGCGGAGCTCGATGCTGTTGCCGCGCTGAGCACGACGGGCCTCGTCGCGCGCACCGCCGCGCACACCTATACGCCGCGCGTCATGAGTGCGCCGACGGCGGGCATGACGATCACAAATCCCGACGGTGTTTCCGGCAATCCCGCCTTTGTGCTCGCCAACGATCTGGCGGCGCTGGAGGCGTTGAACGCGACCGGCATCGCGGCGCGCACCGGCGCCGACAGCTGGGCGCAGCGCTCGCTGACCCAGCCGGCGGCCGGCATCGCGATCTCCAACGCCGACGGCAGCGCGGGAAATCCGACCTTCGCGCTCGCCAACGATCTGGCCGCGCTGGAAGCGTTGAGCACGACCGGCATCGCGGCGCGCACCGGCGCCGACAGCTGGGCGCAGCGCTCGCTGACCCAGCCGGCGGCCGGCATCACGATCTCCAACGCCGACGGCAGCGCGGGCAATCCGACCTTCGCGCTCGCCAACGATCTCGCGGCGCTCGAAGGTCTGGCATCGACAGGCCTCGCGGCGCGCACCACGACCGACACCTGGGCGCAGCGCACGCTGACCGCGCCGGCCGCGGGCATGACCATCACCAATCCTGGGGGCGTGGCGGGCAATCCGACCTTCGCGCTCGCCAACGATCTAGCCGCGCTGGAAGGATTGTCGTCGACAGGCCTCGCGGTGCGCACCACGACCGACACCTGGACGCAGCGTGCGATCGCGGGAACGACCGGTGAGATCGCCGTCACCAACGGCGACGGCGTGGCGGGCGCTCCGACGCTCGGACTTCCGAGCTCTCTCACCTTCACCGGCAAGACCGTGACGGGTGGAACCTTCTCTTCACCCACCGCGATCACAGGTCTCCCCGATCCCACCAACGCACAGGACGCCGCGACGAAGAACTATGTCGACTCCCTCGCGCAGGGTCTGGACGTCAAGCCGAGCGTGAAGGCTGCGAGCACGGCGAGCCTGACGCATTCCGGCACGCAGACGATCGACGGCATTTCCTGCGTCGCGGGCGACCGCGTGCTCGAGAAGAACAATTCGAGCCCCGCGCTCAACGGCATCTGGATCGTGGCGAGCGGAGCGTGGACCCGCGCCACGGACATGGACAGCTGGACCGAGATCCCCGGCGCGTTCTGCTTCGTCGAGCAGGGCACGACCAACGGCAACACGGGTTGGGTCTGTACGTCGGACCAGGGCGGCACGCTCGGGACGACGGCGATCACCTGGGTGCAGTTCGCGGGCGTCGGCACTTTCACCGCCGGCCCCGGCTTGTTGCTCACGGGGACACAGTTCTCCGCGACCATCGGCAGTTCGGGCGGCAGCGAGGCGTGGAGCACCGAGCTCGACGCCGTCGCGGCGCTGAGCACGACGGGCCTGGTCGCGCGCACCGCCGCGCACACTTACAATCCGCGCACGATGAGCGCGCCCGCCGCGGGCGTGACGATCACAAATCCGGACGGCGTCTCGGGCAATCCCACCTTCGCGCTCGCCAACGACCTTGCCGCGCTCGAAGGATTGAGCGCGACGGGCATCGCGGTGCGCACGGCCGCGGACACCTGGGCGCAGCGTTCGCTGACCGCGCCGGCCGCCGGCATGACGATCTCCAACAGCGACGGCAGCGCGGGCAACCCCACCTTCGCGCTCGCCAACGATCTCGCCGCGCTCGAGGGATTGACCTCCACCGGTCTCGCCGTGCGCACGACGACCGACACCTGGGCACAACGCTCGCTGACCCAGCCGGCGGCCGGGTTGACGATCGCCAATCCCGACGGCGTCTCGGGCAGTCCCACTTTCGCGCTCGCCAACGATCTGGCCGCGCTCGAGGGGCTGGCATCGACCGGCATCGCGGTACGAACCGGCGCCGACAGCTGGGCGCAGCGCTCCATCGCAGTACCCACGGGCCTGTCGATCAACAATCCGGACGGCGTGTCGGGCAATCCGACGCTCGCGCTCGCCAACGATCTGGCCGCGCTCGAAGGTCTGGCATCGACCGGCATCGCGGTGCGCACCACGACCGACACCTGGACACAGCGCGCGATCGCGGGAACGGCCGGCGAGATCGCCGTCGCCAACGGCGATGGCGTCGCGGGGGCGCCGACACTCGGACTTCCGAGCTCTCTCACCTTCACCGGCAAGACCGTGACCGGCGGCACGTTCTCGTCGCCGGCGGCGATCACCGGGCTTCCCGATCCGAGCGGCACGCAGGACGCCGCGACCAAGAACTATGTCGACACTTCGGTCCAGGGCCTCGATGCCAAGCCGAGCGTGAAGGCGGCGAGCACGTCCAGCCTGATTCATACCGGCACGCAAACGATCGACGGCGTCTCCTGCGTCGCGGGCGACCGCGTGCTCGACAAGGACAATTCGACCGCATCGCTCAGGGGCATCTGGGTCGTGGCGAGCGGATCGTGGACTCGCGCCGCCGATCTGAGCAGCTGGAGCCAGGTGCCCGGCGCGTTCTGCTTCGTCGAGCAGGGCACGGTGAACGGGGACACCGGCTGGCTCTGCACCGCGGACCAGGGCGGCACGCTGGGAACGACGGCGATCGCCTGGACGCAATTCTCCGGTCCCGGCGCTTACGAGGCCTCGAGCGCGGAGCTCGACGCGGTCGCGGCGCTGAGCACGACGGGCCTCGTGGCGCGCACCGGCGCCCATACCTATGTGCCGCGCGCGATCGCGGGAACGGCCGGCGAGATCGCCGTCTCCAACGGCGACGGCGTCGCAGCTACGCCGACGCTCGGACTTCCGGTCTCTCTCACCTTCACCGGCAAGACCGTCACCGGCGGCACGTTCTCCTCGCCGGCCGCGATCACCGGGCTTCCCGATCCGAGCGGCGCGCAGGACGCCGCGACCAAGAACTATGTCGATACGACCGCGCAGGGTCTCGATGCCAAGCCAAGCGTGAAGGCGGCGAGCACGATCGGTTCCCCGCTGGTGCATTCGGGTCTGCAGACGATCGACGGCGTCTCCTGCGTCGCGGGCGACCGCGTGCTCGACAAGACCAATTCCAACGCCGCCAACAACGGCATCTGGATCGTCTCGAGTGGATCGTGGAGCCGTGCTCCCGATATGGACAATTGGAGCAAGGTGCCCGGCGCGTTCTGCTTCGTCGAGCAGGGAACGGCGAACGGGGATACGGGCTGGTACTGCACCGCCGATCAAGGCGGTACGATCGGCACGACTCTGATGCCCTGGACCCAGTTCGCCGGTCCCGGCGCTTACGAGGCCTCGAGCGCGGAGCTCGACGCGCTCGCGGCGCTCAATACGACCGGTCTGGTCGCGCGCACCGCGGCCCAGACCTATACGCCGCGCAGCATCGCGGTGCCGCTGACGGGACTGTCGATCACCAACGGCAACGGAGTTTCCGGCAATCCGACTCTGGCGCTCGCCAACGATCTCGCGGCGCTGGAGGCGCTCTCGGGCACCAACAACATCTACTACCGGTCCGGAACCGATACGTGGTCGAGCGTGAGCTACGGCGGCATGATCTCGTGGTCGACCGGCACGCTGAACGTCTCGCCGTCGACCGACACGACGCTCGGCGGCGGCTCGCCGGTCGACACCGCGGTCCCGTCGCAGAAGGCGGTCAGGACCTACGCCAACGCCAATATCGGCGGCCAGGCCATCAGCACCGACACGCTCAAGCAGGGTCAGGCGTGGACCTGGGACGGCCAGAGCTCGACGTTCAAGGCGTGCGACGTCGTCGAGCCCAATCTGATCGTCAATCCGTCTTTCGATGTCTATCAGGAATTCGGAAGCTACACGTTCGGCGGATCCGCGGCGAAAACCCACATCATCGATTTCTGGAAAGTGGGCGGCAATACCTCGAATGCCTATACCGCGGCGCTCGTCACGGGCATCGGCGGCTCGCAGTACTCGCTCAACATCAAGCGCAACAGCGGACAGACCACCGCCAACAGGGTCCGGCTGGCGCAGCAATTCGGCCAAACGGAAGCGATGTACCTGGCCGGCAAGACCGTCGTGGTCTCGTTCGATTTCATGATCGGCGCCAACTACTCGCCGACGAGCGGACCTTTCGTGTCGCTTCTCGGCGGCACCGGGATCGACGAGGATCTCGACCTGCATCTGAACGGCACGCTCGGCTTCGCGACCGGCGGGGTGAGCACGACGACCGGGTCCTTGACGTCCCAGGTCGCGGCCGCGGGAACCGTGGCGCGCATCATCACGCCGGCGCTGACCGTGCCGAGCTCCATCACCGAATTCGCGATCGAGTTCCACGGCTCGGCCTTCGTCGGCACCGCGGGCGCGGACGACAGCTTCACCATCGGCAACGTCAAGCTGGAGGTCGGCAGCATCGCCACGCCCTACCGCAAGCCCGACTATGCCAGCGAACTCATCCGCTGCCAGCGGCGGTATCAGAAATCGTTCATCGTCGGAAACTCCATCCAGCAGGGCGCAGGCGCGTTGAGCGGCGAGACGCGCTGGCGCCGCGCCACGTCGGGCACGGGGAGCGAGGCGTTCCAGATCAAGCTGTTCACGCCGATGCGCCCTTTCCCGTCCGTGACTTTCTATAACCCCGTCAGCTTGAACGCCCAGGTCCGCAACGAAACCGGAAACGCCGACTGCTCGGCGACCGGCGGCCAGAACGCCGGCGACGCTTCGTTCGAAGTGGTGTGCACCGGCAACAGCGGCGGCGCCGTGGGCGACTGGCTGGGCGTCCATTGGGTCGCGGACGCGCGGCTGTAGCGACGCGATCGCCGATCTCTTCCGCCTCCAATCCTCATAGGTGAAAAACATGCCGTTCCAACGTCCCACGTTGAGCGATCTGCGCCTGCGCGCGCGGGCGCTCTTTGCCTCCAAGCTCAAAGGCGCCGACGGCACGCTGCCGAAGTCCAACATCACCGTGTCCTCGGACGTGATCGCGGCGCTGGTCTACGGCCTTTACGGCTATGCCGATTGGCTGGCGCGCCAGGCGCTGCCGAACACGGCGGACGACTGGTATTATCTCTCCCGCTGGGGCGCGCTCGTGGGACTTTCGCCCAAGCCGCCGGTCGCGTCGGCCGGCAATGCGCTGTTCACGGGCACGGCCACCTCCTCGGTGCCGAAGCATACGCAGCTGCAGGACAGCCTCGGCAATCTCTACAAGACGACGGCCGACGCCGCGCTGATCGCCGGCGCCACCTCGGTGCCGATCGTCGCGCTCACGGGCGGGCTCGCCGGCAATCTGCCGGCCGGCGCGCCGCTGACGCTTCTGGCCGTGCTCACCGGCGTCGACGGCACCGCGTCGGTCGACGGCTCGGGTCTGTCGGGCGGTCTCGACGCGGAGACGGCGGCGGCGTTCGGCGCGCGCATCTCCGACAGGATCAGCAATCCGCCGAGCGGCGCGGGCACCATCGCCGACTACCAGCGCTGGGCGCTCAGCGTGCCCGGCGTCACGCGCGCCACCGCCAATCCGATCGAGCACGGCGCGGGAACGGTGACGGTTCGCTTCGTGATGGACGGCAACCCGGGAAGCATCCTGCCGGCGAGCGGCGACCTCACCAACGTCACCAACGCCATCCTGGCGGTGAAGCCGGTCACCGACACAGTCAACGTCAAGGGGCCGACGCTGGCCGCGGTGAACTACACGCTCTCCAATGCCGTGGTGCCCACCGGCGTGCGCCCCGCCATCGCGCAGGCTCTGGCGACGATGCATACGGGCCTCGCCATCGGCGCAGGGCTTTCGATGCAGTCTCAGGTCATCCCCGTGATCGCCGGCGCCGGCAAGATCACCGGCCAGTTCCTCACCGCGCCTTCGAAAGACATCGCGGCGAACTTCGACGTGCTCCTCACCCTTGGAACGATTGCCTATCAATGAGCGCGCCCTATTCGACGCTGACCTCAGCGGACTATCTCGATGCCGCCCAGGCGCTGCTTCCCAGCGGGCCCGCCTGGCCGCGCGATACCAACACCGTCTTCGCCAAGTACATGAGCGCGATCGCCAACGTCGCCTGGCTCGCGCATCAGATGCTGGCGGATCTCTTCGCCACCGAGCTCGATCCGGGCGCCACGGTCAACATGCTTCCCGATTGGGAAGCGGCGTTCGGCGTGACCGCACGCGGCGCGCCCGCCCTGCGGCGCACCAATCTCCTGCTGGTGATCGGCGATCCGGGCGGCTTCACGCCGGCGCATTTCGTCGCGGTCGCCGCGATCGCGGGCGTGCAGATCCACACCACCGACGTGCTGCCGACGGGAACGCCCTTCACCTGGGAGCTGCACGCGCCCACCGCCACGACTCCGGCCGTGAAGAAGGCACTGCAAAGCGTCGTCGCCACGCACAACCGCGCGACCTGCATCGTCAATTTCGTCTACGATAGGTGATCCCAGCCATGAGCGTCCTCAAATGGCTGCTTTCGAGCAGCTTCGTGCAGTCTTTCGCCACAAGGGAAGTGCGCCATCTGGCGACGGCCGCCGCGGGTGCTCTCGCGTCGTGGCTCGTTGCCCATCAAGCGAGCCAGAGCGATGCCGCGAGCATCGCCGAGGCGGTGAGCGCGCTGATCGTGGGTGCGGGCGGCTACGGCCTCAGCCTGCTCAACGGCGCCAACGCCGAAGCGCGCGTCGCCGCGGCGGCGCAGACGGGCCAGGTCGTCTCGGCGCCGCAAGCGCGCGCGATCCTTGCCCAGGCCGACGGCGCGGCGCCCAAGACGAAGGACGCGCTCATCGCCGATCTCGAATCCGGAGGACCGAAATGAAGCCGCGTGTCTTCTTGATGTGCGCCGCGCTCGCGCTCGCCGGCTGCGGCACGACGCCCGCGCCGGTCGCTTCGCCCGTCACGGCAACCGCGCCGCAAGCCGTCTGCGCCCCGTTCCGCGCCTGGAGCGACGCGGACCTGAAAGCGCTGGCGGAAGCGCTCAAGCCGGTCCCCGAGGATTCCATCATCATGCGCATGGCGCTGGACTGGCGCCGCTACTATGGCGACGCCAAGGGCTGCGCATCAAGGTGATCGCGGTCCTGGTCTTGGTGGCCGCCTTATCGCTGCATTCCTGCGCGCCTCGATGCCGGCCGGAGATCGAGGACCGCGGCGCGGTGCAGTCCAAGCCGCTCGCCAAGCATGCCCACGTCTCGCGGCACGTGGGGGCTGCGGTCAAGTGCCCGGTGGATTGACATGGATTGGTTCAAGAGCCTGGAGGCGGCCTATGGCCCGGCGTCCGGCATCGTCATCTTCGCGCTGGGATTTGCGGTCACGATCCTGTGGCGCGCGCTGAACAAGGAGCGCGAGGCGCGCATCCTCGATCTCAAGACCACCGGAATACAGCTCGCCGCCTCGGCCAGCGGCGACGCCGCCTCCGCCAAGGCGCTGGAGACGCTGACGCAGCGCATTTCCGACCTGACGCGAACCCTGGAAGCGCAGCAAAGCGCGATGAGCACCTTGATGGGGGTCGCGACGAACTGGGCGCGGGGAGCTGCGCGATGATCCTGCGGCGGCTGCGCGATGTATGGCATCGGGCGTTCTTGCCGGTGATAGCCCAGACGCTCGTCATCCCGAGCCAGAAAGAAGAGATCGCCAACAAGATCAGCGATGCGGCGCACGATGAACAGAAGCGGACGAAGGAACTCGCCGAACGCAGCGCGCGGACGCTCGTGCTGATGGGCGAGACGATGGCCGGATGGCGGCGATGAACATTCTTGTGTTGGTAAGCGTTGGCGTTCGGGCGTCCGTGACGGTCGCGGCCACCCTCGTTGCGATCCTCTATGCCGATTTCTGGTGGCGCTACACCAAGCTCTGGTTCCACGGCCGGCCGGCCGACCCGCGGCTCAAGAACGCGGCCGCCTATTTCTACGCCGGTCTGGCCTTCGTCGTCTTTTTCGGCAAGCGCGTGATCGCCACGCTCCTGTGGAACGAGCCGATCTTCTTCGACCGCGGAACGTGGGAGACGGTCGGGACGTGCATAGGGCTGGGCCTCAGCGTCCTGTTCCTCTACATGAGCGCTTCCGCGAAGCTTCAGTATATCGGCAAGGAGCGGCTGTCGTTCCTGTCGGGGATCGGCATCTGCGCGGCCGGCGTCGCGTTCGCCGTGTTCTACGCGATCCATCATGTGCTCTCGGCGCGCCTGTATCAGTAGAGGCAGGGCGCCTCGACGCACGCCCATCCGATTCAAGTTCTGAAAAACGCCCCGGCGGAAGGCCATCCGGAGCGCTGCGTGCTCATCGTCCGCTTGAGGGTGGCCGTGAGCAGGGACGCCGCAGCGTTTTCGGATGGCCGCCCGGCGCGGCGTGGCCGTGTCGTACCCTCAAGGAGAACTCTCATGAACTTCCTCGAAAGCATCTGGTCGATGCTGAAGGCGGACGCCCTGTCCATCTGGTCGCGCGTGTCGGCGACCTTCAACGTGATCCTCGGCGAATTGCCGGACGACGAGATCGCCATCTTCCACGGCGCGCAGACCACGTTCACCCAGGCGATCCAGGCCGGCAAGGGCTGGGGCGACGCCGTCGCCGAAACCTGGACCTATGTCGAGAACCAGGAAGGCGCCGAGCTGAGCAAAGTCGCCAACCTCCTGCTCCAGGCCTTCATGGCCAAGTTCGAGACGCCGTCGAGCTGACGCGCACAACACTGTCGAAGGGGACACCCCGGCGGCCGAAAGGCTGCCGGGGTTTTTGCGTTATATAAGAGTATGTGCGGATTCTTTGATATGCTTAAATATATCGATACTCCATTCTGATCTATTTTTATAGATCAGTCCTGTTGACATGTTGATATAGTTTAGCATATATAAGTTCCAGTTTGATATATAAAGGCAGATCATGCGCTCCGTCTTAGGCGATATACCGTCGATCCTGAAATCGGCCCGCAAAGCCAAGGGGCTGAGCCAGCGCGCGCTCGCCGAAAAGGTCGGCGTGCCGCAGAGCCATATCTCCAAGATCGAAAACGGCGGCGTCGATCTTCAGACCTCGAGCCTGATCGAGTTCGCGCGCGCGCTGGATCTCGAGGTCCAACTCGTGCCGCGCCGGCTATTGCCCGCCATGCGGGCGATGGAACGCGGCGCTTCATCCGAACAAATCCCGGCTTATCGGATCGAGGACGGCGACGATGCCTGACGTTTCGGTCCTCGACGTTCGTCTCCATGGCCGCTCGATCGGCGCGTTGACGAGGGTGCCGGGCGACAAGGTCCTGTTTGCCTTTGACGAGGCTTACATCGCGGACACGCGAAGGCCGACGCTCGGCCTTTCCTTCAAGGACACGCTTGGCGGGCTGATCGCCGATATCGCGCCGACGCAGACCAGGCTGCCGCCGTTTTTTTCCAATCTCCTGCCCGAAGGCGCGATGCGCGACTATCTGGCGGCGCGTGCCGGCGTGAATCCGCTCCGTGAGTTCTATCTTATCTGGACGCTGGGCCGCGATCTGCCGGGCGCGTTACAGATCGTGCCGTTCGGCGGCGGCTCTCTTCCGCCGATCGATGGCGATCTTCCGGACGCGCAAGGCGCCATGGAAAGCGATGACGTCCTGCGCTTTTCGCTCGCCGGCGTTCAGCTCAAATTCTCCGCGGTCGAGAGAGCTTCAGGAGGGCTCACGATCCCCGCCGACGGCGTCGGCGGCTCCTGGATCGTGAAGCTGCCGTCCACGGTCTACTCGGGAGTGCCCGAGAACGAATTTGCGATGATGGAGCTGGCGCGGCGGGTCGGCATCGATGTGCCGCAGACGTCGCTGCTGCCGGTAACACGCATCTCCGGATTACCGGATGGAATCGAAGCGGCCGGTCCCAGCGTCTTCACCATCCGCCGGTTCGATAGAACCGGAACGGGCGAGGCCGTCCACATGGAGGACTTCGCGCAGGTTTTCGGACTGTATCCCGAGAAGAAGTACGGCAAATTGAGCTATGGCAACATCGCGCGCGTGCTCTGGATCGAGACGGGCGAGGAGGGCGTCGCGGAATTCCTGCGCCGCCTGGCTTTCAATGTCTTGATCGGCAACGGCGACATGCACGCGAAGAACTGGTCGCTGCTCTATCCCGACCGGCGCCAGGCGCAGCTGTCGCCGGCTTACGATTTCGTATCGACCGTCGCCTATATGCCCAACGACAAGCTCGCACTCTCCTTCGCGGGCTCGAAAGACTTCGCGTCGCTGACGCACGATCAGTTCGCCCGCTTCGCCGGCAAGACCGGCCTGCCGGAAAAGCTGACGCGCGACACCGTCCGCGACACGGTCGAACGTTTTCGGGAGGTCTGGAAGGACGCGGCCGAAGTCCCGCCCAAGGTGCGCGAAGCGATCGAGCGGCATCTTCCGTCGGTGCCGCTGTGGGAGGGGTGA